GCCCGTGCTCGGTCCAGGGCCCCTTGGTCGACACACAAGTCTTGCAGGCCGGCCGGTACTGCACGAAATCACAATTTTCAAAATCAAGAATTTCGAGCAAGAGCTGGATCTGGGGCAGGTAGTGCTTGGGCACCTTGTCCTCGATCTTGCGCGTCAGGGGGCACTTGATCTCCAAGAGGATCCCATCCTCCGTGACGCCGTCGGCCGACCCCCCAAGGAACGGGTACTTGGGGTGCTGCACGAGTCCAATCTCATGGGACTTTTTACAGCAGCGCTCGTCATAAAGGTCGCGCGCTACTGGTTCCAAGAGCGTGCCATGCGCCGTGGCGGCATTGCCCGCCCAGGCCGTCTTCAGCACCTTTTTACGGAGCAGATCATCCGGCCGTTCGTAGCGATTGTGACCGAGCGCGCTCGCCACGTCACTGGCCGTCAGCATGGTCTCGCGCAACGCCAGCCACTCGGGGCTGCGCTGGTCCGCATACGTTCGCCCCAGTAATTCGACCACTTTGGGATCCATTTGTTTTGAAACGCCGGTCCGTCTTAAGTAGTAGTTGTGCTGCGTTCTGCTCAGCCTGCTTCTTGGTACTCGCGAACCCACAACCTAGTTCCTGCCCATCCACGATGACCGTCACCATGAATGTGCCGTCCCGGTGAGCGTCGACCCGATAGTCGGGAAGGGCGAGCTTTTCCGCCTGGCACCACCTCATGAGTTGATCCTTGTAATTGTCGTCCGTGAGGTTCGTCTCAACCTTTTCAAACGACTCGATGATGAATCGCTTGGCATGGACCATCCCGAGGTCAAGATACACGGCACCTATGAAAGCCTCGAATACATCCTCGAGAATCTTAGGATTGGTGTTCCACCCGTTGCGCATGCCCTTTTCGTCCATGATGATCCATTTGTCAAATTCGAGCGTCTTGGCGATCGACGCGAGCGTCGTTCCCCGTACCATCTTCGTACGGGCCTTGGTCAGGAACCCCTCCTGCTCCTTTTCGTGCTTATCAAACAGGAACTTTGTCACTACAAAACCTAGAACGGAATCACCCATAAATTCGAGCGTCTCATACGAGGACCCGAGGTTCTCAAAGCGCTTAAGTGCGGATTTATGGGTGAATGCGCGTATATACAGTTTTTGATCTTTGATCTTGGTTCCCAGAAGCGCGTCAAGGACGCTTCTGGGAGGACCTGGGATCGGCTCCTCCATGTTGTTATATATTATTACACTAGGTTTAAGCCGGTCAGCGCAGCTGACCCCGGGAGGAGGTTCACTACGTGAACCACGCTCTACTTCTTCGCCACCTTGGGGCGCGCCGCCGCCGGCTTCTTCTCGGCCGCGGCCTTCTCCACGACCGGCTTCTCCGCCTTGATGTAGTGCTGGTTCAGGTACTTCTGGATGTTCAGGAACGTCACCTGGGTGCCCTCCGGCACGTTCAGCAGTGCCTTCAGGGTCTCGTCCAGGCTGATGTTCTGACCAGCCTTCAGTGCCTTCTCCGTCACGTAGGCATTCACCGCCTTGGTCACAGCCGAGCGGGAGATCAGCTCACCGGCCGGCAGACTCAGGAACTTGTGCAGAGCCTCGGTCACCTGCTGGGGCTTGTTGAAGCCGTTGTTCTGGGCACGGGCCGCCTTCTTCTCGCCCGTCGGGTCCTCAATGTCACCCAGGACCTTGCGGACCATCTTACGCAGGGACTTCAAGTCCTTCTGCAGGGCCTGGACATCAGCAGCAATAGTCTCGAGCGTGGCAGGAGTAGACATCTTCTACTATGTACTAGGCTCGAGTCTTTAAATCAGGAGTAGCGACATGAGGACCATCAGAGCCACGAGAAGTAACATGAAGAAGAACCTCGTGTGATATGGGGGTTCAGGCGTCCGTGGGACGGGGGCGAACGGCGCCTCCCATTTCCGCCACGTCTCCATGTCACTCGTCTTGAGTTCCGCACCAAATCCAGGGGGTAGATTGACACCACGCGTTTGTTTATATTCTCCAATCATTGATGGTGGAGACTCTGAGCAGGCGGGGTTGCAGCACCCAGGGGCGCACGGATGGACGATACCGTCCTGTCGATCTATCCAGCCGCAAAACGTCCCCGTGAGGCTGGGCAGACACATACACCGCGTGTCGCACATTGTTATCTAACGAGAAATTAGTCGGTGCGCCCAAGCACTCTTTGTTTAAAAATTTTCAATTACTAAAGATGGAGTTTGGTGCCCCAGTGAAGCTGCCAGACGGACGCCGCTTCCTCAAGATCTCTGGTTGTGTGATTCAGTTGAACAACGTCAAGGTCCAGGAGGGTCTGACCACCGCCAACCCGACTCTCGAAGTTCCCGAGTCTCTTCAGGAGAAAATCTCGGTCCTAGATGAGGATATTGTTTCCCGTGCCAAGGCGGATAAGCAGGCGTGGTTCGGCGCGGACCTCAAGGACGATACCATCCAGGGCGCGTTCCAGTCGAGCTTGACGGACGGCACGCTCAGCGCCAGCCTCGCCAAGGTCAAGGGTGCCGTTGTCACCAAGGCGTTCGACAGTCAGAAGGCGGCCATCGAGCTCGAGTCGATCGGCGAGGGCGCGCAGTGCGATGTGCTGGTCGAGCTGGCCGGTCTGTGGTTCCTGAAAAAGTCCTTCGGTGCCGTGTGGCGGGTTATTCAGGCACGCGTCCGCGCAGCCCCCAAGGCGCCATCTTTCCCTACCCAGTACATGTTCGAGGACGAGGTCGAGGAGGCGGCAGCAGAGGACGATCCGGCCGACTACATTGACTGAAAAAATTATCGGTACCTATTAATAAATGCTGAACCGCAAGACTATCGTGGCACTGGTCCTCCTGGCGATACTGGCATTTGTGCTGTTCGCACCCCAGATGAGCTTCTTCGCACAGGCGGCCGGTGGTGTCCAGGGCGACGGTCTGGCCCGCCCGGGTATGACTCTGAACGCCGCTCCAGTGGACGGCAGCGCCGCCTCATCATACGACGTGTCCGCCGCAGGCCTCATTCCCCGTGAGGTGGCGGTGACCGAGGATTTCGGCAAGTTCGCCCCGGATCAGATCCTTCAGGGCCAGAACTACCTGGACCCGCGCAGCCAGATTGGCTACCCGGAGACGATCGGTGGTGTCCTGCGCAACGCGAATCAGCAGTTCCGCAGCGAGCCGACGAACCCCCGCGCCCCCGTCAGCATCTTCAACCTCAGCACGATCCCCCCTGACACGATGCGCCCGCGCTTCGAGATCAGCCCCGAGTACGCTTAATTGCGTCAGTCCTTGGTTAAATAAGTGATGGGTAATTAATAGATGGCCGACTTTGCCCAGGTTATGAACGAATGGATTACTCTTAAGACGCAGCTTTCGGCGGCCCGTAAGGATCTCGCCGTGCTCAATAAACGTGAAAAAGAACTAAAAAAGTTTGTGACGACCCACATGGCTCAGAACGATATCGACACGGTCAAGGTCAAGGACAAGGTCAAGGTGAACCTCAAGACGAAAAAGACCAAGGGTGGCATCACCAAGGATGTTATCCGCGTGGGTCTTATGAATTATTTCGAGCAGGATGCGGCCCGGACCGATGGTGCCCTTTTGGCCATCATCGCGGCTCAGCCCGTCAAGGAGGTGGCTTCGGTTTCGGTAAGCGGGCTTAAGGCTTAGGAACCCTAAACAAACAAGTAAACAATGGGTCTCGGTGACGAGTACTCACGCGACGCTCTGTTCAGGCGATCGGGTCACAACGACTCCGACTCGGACCCCGATCGTGAAGAGAGCCCTGAGCCCCTCCATCCAGAGGATTGGGAGGCGATGTATTGTGATGAAATTTACGCAGACGTGTGTCGTATCCAGGGTTTCGCTTGGGACAATCACGCCCTAGTCCTGGCGCGCTATGGCGTGGCCGAATACTGCGACCTCCTGCACAACCAGGACAAGTGGTGGAAGGATGTCAACCTCAAGATGCCCATAGTGGCCCTATGGAAGAACCTCAATATGCAGAACGAGATGGACGCACAGGCTTTTCAGAATTGGCTCGAACATTATATCCAGCTCTACTAGTAAAAGATGCTTGACTTGGCCGCCCCTAAGGTGGCCGTGCCTGCGACTGTATTCATGGTGGTCCAAGCGCTCGATCAAACGCGGGAATATGCCGCATTGCTCGTGCCGCTCATCTCATGGATCATCATCAAGTTCATCCTCCGTCTGACCCTGACCCGTACTGACATCATCGTGACGGGCGTCCTTGCAGGCCTTATCGGTGCCGCCCCCGTGCCCGTCGACGCAAGCATCATCGTGGTCCTCAAGGGCGTCGTCTTCCTCTTTATATTTTCGTATTTAAGAATTGCCTTTCCTACTTATTATTGAGCAATGAAATGGCTCGTCTTAGGGCCGGGTGCGATGGCTTTTTATGCGTTCCTTGGGCAAATGTCCCAGATGGACCTGAGTCAGATCCAGGGTGTGAGCGGGGCGAGCGCCGGCGCGATCCTCGCTTTTCTATGGGTCGTCTTCGACGGCTCGATACCCGACGTTCTAGACTTTGCACTTCGGGTACCGATTGCTAAACTCATGAAATTAAATATAAAAAATTTTTTAAATAATTTTGGACTCGTGCCGATGCACGAGATCCGGCGCACTCTGTCCAATGCAATTTTTAAAAAATTTAAAATGAGGGACGTGACCTTCGGTGAGTTGTGGAACAGGCGTCCCGTGGCCCTATACATGTCAGCGTTCTGTACCGATCGCGGGCAGACGGTCTACTTTTCCCACGAGACGCATCCAGGCACGAGCGTCGTTGATGTGATTTGCGCGTCAATCGCCGTACCCTTCCTGTTCTCAAGTGTCAAAATTGGGGACTGGCGCTATGTGGATGGGGGATTTCAAGAATCCCTACCGGGCCTGCCCTTCGTCACCAAACCTCTCCATGAGGTTATCGCGATCCGCCACATCTCACCTTCACCCAGTGGCCCCTCTGCCTCTTTACCGTCTTACATCGGTGATATATTCGCAGGGGTTATGCGGCTGAGGCACACTTATCCATATCAAAGTTACTTTATAGAAAGTGATGACATTGATATATTTGACTTTGGGGCGGACGGTCTTGAACTCTTCGTCTTTGGACAAAAATCTCGACGATTAGTAAATGAGGCATATAATCCGATCGGGCTACACGGTCAGCCGGACCGCCAAGAGAATCTCGGTCAAGGCGATCCCGGGACGCAAGTCCTACACGTACATGCGGAAGGCGGGCTTTACCCGCGTGAAACCAGTGCCGACCTACGATGTGGGGGCGATCGGCAAGGGGCCGAAGCTGATAGGCCGGCTGAAGAAGGGCATGCTGACCTCGTACGGGTACCACCCGGTCGAGGCCAAGACGAACCGCTACAAGGCGCTGAGCAAGGCGATCAGCAAGGGCAAGGAGGCTCCCCTGTCCGTCTTTCGCCGTCTTCAGGCGATAGGGACCCTGACCAAGCGCACCCTGCCCCGCGCGTCCCGTATCTACAAGGCTGACGCCAAGTGGGTCCGTGACAAGTATGCAGCAGGGTTCAAAAGTAAATCTTGCTAAACTATAAATGGCTATGATTCCAGGCGGCCTTGCCGCTCAACCAGGCGCTGGTGCGATGATTGTGGGTCAGGCGGCCCGTGGCTTTGGTGGCGCCATGTGGCATGCTCTCCGCGCCGGCGCGGTGATGGCCCCACCGGCGGCCGCCCCCGTGACGATCCAGATGCCCACGGGCGGTATGAATGCGGCGAGCGCGGCTGCCATGACGGCCATCGCGGCCCAGGTTTCCACCGAGGCTGCCGCGTTTATTCAGCGTGTGGCCCCTTACGTCAAGGGTTCGTTCTACGGATTTGCGATTATCCTTTGCCTCGTCATCATCGAGAAGGTTTATAGCGGTCCCGTCGGTGCCCTACTGATGTCGGCTGCCAAGGGCCTCATGGTCGTCCTGCGCGCGGGTGCGCCGGTCGCACGCGCCGGCACCGTCAAGTTTGTCAAGGCGGTCGGCCGTCTTCTCAAGGCTCTGTACGCCCTGCCCGCCCACATCCGCGACGCCATCCTCGAGCGCGTGGCCGCCGTCCAGACCTGGGCCCATCGCAAGATTCGCACGGTCCGCGAGGGCCTTGCCGTCGTCCACGGCTACGTCAGATCGAGCCGCAATGCGGTCGTCGGCACAATGCGCCGATCCCTGGCCCGCGTCAGAGCGGCCGGTGCCCGTGTCCGCACGACCGTCGGTGGCTTCCGCCAGCGCCTCAAGGCCAAAGCCAAGGCCAAGGAGAATGCGGCCACAATGGCCCGCAACCAGAAGATCCGCACGAACCTCGCGGGCATCAATCAGCGCGTGACGGCCAATGAGGAGCGCCGTATCCAGTCCCTGATCAACAAGGTCAAGCGGACTGCGGCCCCCCTGACGGCCAAGGAGAAGCGCGAGTACCTCGCCCTCACCCGCAAGGCTGAGAAGCAGGCCCATCGTAACGTGAATGTGGCCATGAACAGCGTCAACAGAAACGCGGCTCAGGCGCTCGCGGCTATGGGTGGCCGCGGGCGCAGTCACTAAGGGTCACACTGTTCGAATCCACTGCCAACGCAGCTCCTGACATATGCCCCTCCAAATTTCATCCTGTTTGTAAAGTTTCTCTTTTGACTTGAGGAGCGGGAAGCACGGCAGGTAGTCGTCCTCGCCGAGCAACTCGCAGAACTTGTACAGGGTGTAAGAATAGCTCAAAAAGTTTTTACGGTCCTTTGGCCGATGTTTCTCAAATGGTTTCTGTATCTGATGGAACATGAGTCTTAGCCGGTCTTCCAAGGCCTGACTCATTGTAGGGGGCTGAATCCCGTTGAGAATCGTCGTGATGTATGGCACGTGCTCGTAGTATTTTGACTTGTCCAGCTTTTTGAGCAGCGCCTTGACCTTTTCATGAGTAATTTCAGAAAGTTCTTTTATTTTTTGTTTTCTAAATTCAG